GGTGATACAAAACACCAGCAAACCGCTTTTTCAATGATCGTTTTGTTATTCCCACCTTGTTATACGTATTGTTATTTATCGTAATTTTTACAAGGTAAACAATGGCCTGCTGTTCACGTAACGATGGGTTCGCATCAAAATCCCCTTGACGATATTCTCCCGCAGGCCTTACACACTTTTTACACCCTTGCCGCCCGCTGGTGTGAGCATTGGGTGTTTGCAAAAAGGCGCTGTGCAAGGGGCAAATGATTTTCACCTTTTTGTGACTATCAATATATTCTACAAGTGAATAATCGTAGTGCAATCCGTGAATATTTTTGGCACGCTGAATAAATTGCTCTGTTGTTAGGAACTGTCTGGCTTTCCAACATTTGTGACAACCTAATCCTCGAAGGTGGTTTAGTGGCTTTTGCAAGAATTGTCCGTGAACAGGACATCTAATCGTTACTTTGGTGTGTATGTTTTTATAGAACACATCCGAGTAATCAAACTTACTGTAATGTAGCTTTGTGGATCGGTCAATAAATTCTGTTTGTAGCATACGTTTAATCCGAAAGTAGATCACCAACTGCACGATCTTTAAGATACTTGTTGTATGTGTCGGACGGTGCTACGTTGATCCATTCGTCCGGGCCAATAGGGTGACAGAGCATTTGTTGTTTGTTTAGCAAGGGTCCTACGTTCTTGTGTTCGACAAAATAGTTCGATATAGCAATGACCGCAGGTGTGTGCCGCGATTGTCGAGGGCCGTAACACAGGGCTGTAAACTCCTTCCCGCACGCATCTGCAATTTCCACAACGTCTAACTGTGACGTTTCCGCGTCATAGACAAGGATGTTCCAGTTCGCCGGTAGGGTAAACTCAAATCCCTTGATGTTGAGTTGGAGGGTTGGGCAGATGACCTCCTCAAGGCTGATTAGAGGCGCGAGTGTAAAATCCATCATCGACAAATCAAGCACCCAAAAATGATCGGTGACCGTCGGAGTATGAATACTGTCGAGGATTATTGGTTTAGATTCACTGTCGAATATTAGCATATCTGCTCACTATACATCAAAGATGTCTCAAAGCTCAACACTTCGCAACTGTTCCATGTAATCAACCTTATATTTCTTATGGGGGTACTGTGCTTCGTTGTAATGGTTGATTCGCTGTCTACAATGACGTTTCCCGTACTTCAAGTCGCTGCAAATGTCGGTGATTGTAACACTATCTTTGTCTTCCGCCCGTCGTAGTCCCCTTCCAATTGCTTGAATCACTCGGATAAATGATTTCCCCATGTCGAGCATCATTAGGTTGAAAATACGACGGATGTTCAAGCCAGTTCCAGCAATGTGAACCGTTGCAATGACAACAAGGTCATTGTGTTCCTTAAACATATCATACACTTTCTGTCGTTGAATAGGAGACTTGATATCCTTTCCGTTGACGAAGATCGCCCCTTCGATTTCAGCCGTAAGCTTTCGTCCAAATATAATGTTGTCGACAAGGCACAACACGTTTCCTTTCTTGGAATCTCTTTTCGTTTCAATGTAACGAGCAATCCATTCAACACGATTGTCGTTGTGACGAAGGAATGATTTTTCAGAGGCGTAGTCGGGAAAATAGCCATCTTTGAATTGGACATACGTGGGAGGTTTGCCAACTGCTTCATTCTTGCAGTAGCTTGTCCATTCATCTTTCAAATCTTCTTCGAGTTGAATGATGTCGATGTTCATGTTCGCAAGCACACCCTTGTCGATCAACTCTCGAGCCCGGACTTCATGTCGCATTGGACCAACTGCAACATGCACCGACATCAAATCGGCGGGCTCTTTTGGTAGGGTGCCTGTGAAGCCAAAGCGGTGAGGCATCTTACCAGCATGATCGATAACAATGTTTGACAAGACGTTACCACGTAGACCATGACATTCGTCAACGATCACCATGTCAAACATATTGACGATTTTTGGATTGTTCTGCAATGCTTGCCAAGTTGATACGACGTGTTGGTGGTTCAACGTCTTGTGTGTTCCACTGTATTCACCTACGTTCAATTGACAGTTGATGTACTCCAATCGTGTCTGTCTAATCAATCCTTGGTCAGGGACGATCGTGAGTGATTTAACACCCAATTCCCCGTACGCAGTCACAAGCGCAGCACACATGAAAGTCTTACCAGCACCAGTTCCAGCGACACAAATTCCATAACCATGTTCAATCAGAATATTGACTCCATCAACCTGATCGTCCCGAAGGATGATCGGTTCACCTGTTTCCATGTGTATGATGTGCTTGAAGATGTCCGCTTGAATAGGCTTTGGTTTGGCTACGTCGGATGGACGAAGGTCATCAATCTCAACCTTGTATCCAAGTTGAACAATTCGTGGTAGAATATCGTCTATGAGATACAGATACGTCTTCGCTGTCTTGTAGAAATAGCGAATTTTCCCGTCCCATTGACCGAGTTTGAACTTAGGATTGAAGAAGTAATTTGGAGCGTAGACTCCGTATGTCTCGTAGAAATGCTTAACGTGATCATCGGTCAAACCTACTACGACCATTGATACTTCGTCGAGTATCCGAATCTTGACATGTCCGCGTTGCATCAGAGAGGCTCATTGTGGACGTCGTGCACGCGTGCTGTCGTGAAATCACGTAGAGCATAACCCCGTTTTTCAAAGCCACTTTCCATCAACTCATTGTACTTTTTGTACAGTTCTTCGATGTGTAGAAGCAGTTCATTAGCTGCCAAAAACTCTTCATTTGCGTCCACATACTTCTCGATTTGGCGTTCCGAAGACCCGAGAGCATCGTGTTCCTTATAGAAGCGGTGCAGACGACCTCGAATAGCATACACCCTCACCTCCATTCGCTTGAATTTTATGGCGAGTTCAGCACGACGAACGCCATAGAATACAGGCCAGGCCGTCTGCTCTTTTTGTGCTTCTGCTAGTGACTTCCCACGCATTGTAATACGATCTGCAGCGAGCTTGTACTCATCCTCATACGGCGTTAATGACGTAAGAAGATCAGCTACTTCTGCCTTCGTGAGTGAATCTGATTTGCTTGGTTTCGTTGTCATTTAATGTTTACTTCCATTTGCATCACCGCCAAATATTAGCAGTTGTTGAATTTGCTCGTGGCTCAATTCTGATGTATCGAACTCTGGTTGAGGACCATTAATTAAGACGACATTATCTTCACCTGTGTCCATATCCTGTCCTTCTATCTCACCAGGAGATCCTTTCTTTTTACGCTTCTTCGAGCGCTTAGTTGCCATTCCAACGGTCTCTAACAGGTACTCCACTATCTCATCCTTCGATTGAAATACCAGCTCAAGAGGTATTCCAACGCGAAATAAACGAATGGATGGTCGTCCATCGTTAGGCGCGGGTGACAACGCCTGAATAATCGGCGGGACCTTTTGATCTTCCCCATACACAATAGATGCAACGAGTACAATAACAGTGTCCACCAGCTGTGCGTCTAGCCACGAAACGCTTTCGTATGGAACACTGAAGAGCTCAAAGAGAGCTTCGAGAGTAGTTGGTCCAATCGCCTCCAGAATGGCTTCTGTTGACTGTTGTTGCACTTGCTCTCGTTTCTCAAATAACTCAACCAGGCGTTTTATTTTTGCTAGCTGGTCTCGTTTCATTGCCATTACCTTTTCTTCGCTTTGCTGCCCTTGACTTTGTTCTTACGACGTGCTGCTGTCTCTTCCTGAGTTTCTGTTTCATCATCTTCAACTTCAGCAGTGGTTACTTCTCCTGTAAGGAAGGTTTGGCCTTTTGCTTCGCACGCTAACAAAATCCCATCAGCATGTTGTGCAATGTCTTTTTCCCACCATAAGTCGTCTTTACCAAAAACGCGATAGCGCTTTCCCTCTTTGATAACAACTTCCATCTCGGTTGCTGTTTCAAGCAAGCCAGAGTACGCGTCTAATCCGTCGTCATATGGAACTTCAATTGTAACCGTCTGGAAAGGTTTCGTGAAGCGAGTCTTGTAGCCTTCACACTTCATGCGAATGCCTGTGACTTCCTTCTTGATACCAGTTCCTTCACGCAATTTGAGCTTCGTTAGCAGAACGATCTGTGAAGCAGAATACTTGACTGCGTCACTTACAATCCATACTCCTTCACCATTCATCACGTCTTGGTTTTTGTACACTTGTGAGGTGACGACCATGGCGACGTTCAAACGCTTGATGTCTTGAATGAATGTCCGAAGCATTTGCTTGAGTTGCTTGTTCTTCTGACCTTGATCACCCTTTTGGACACCCTTGTCGTAGTGTTCTTGCTCAGTGTCTGTAATCAGCATGTCAAGTGAGTCAATCAGAATCAACGCTTGTGGCGCATCTTCCCCATGACCAAATGACTCTTTGTAGCCTTTCAAAAATCGTGAAACGACTTTCGCTACGTCGCTGATTGTAACAACGTCAGCGTATAGATAGTCATCTTTCTTTGTATCGATCCCAACGTTTTGCATGAACGTATCGTCCAATGCATTTTCCGAGTCGATAACAAGAATCATGGCACCCGCTTGTTGAGCAGCTCGCACAACGTTTGCTGAAAGATAACTCTTACCTCCGCCGGACGGACCGGCGAAGTTTGTGATACGTCCTTGAGGAATGCCCTTATAGAAGCTTCCTGAAATGATTCGATTGAGAACGTAGTTACTTGTTGAATACCAATAGCGTGGTGGTGATGACGCTGTGCCAACCCCTTCCATGCCCTTGAGTTCTTTTGTGAATCCTTTTAAAAAATCTGCTTGTCCCATCATTATTCTCCTAGGCTGTAGAGGGAGGTCGTCCCCCTACATCCCTTTACGGTTTTGTTCTTACTTGTTGCCGCGACGCGCACGAATAGCTGCGAGCATGTCATCAACATCAACCATTGCTTCGCCATCAGCTTCTTCGTCCGCAACCTTAGCAGCAGGCTTTTTCGTTTTTGTTGACTTTGGTGCTTCGTCGTCATCAACGGCAACCTTAGCAGCAGGTTTTTTCGCTGCTTTCGGTGCTGGTGCGTCTTCGTCAGCACTTTCTTCAACAGATTCACCGTTCAAGTCAGCATTCAACTGAGCTTGCGTTTGCTCTTCACCAGGATTCCTTGGTAACAGAGTTGCAAGTTCGATCATGCCTTCTTCAACAACTGCGAGTTCTTCCTCAGTGAGGCTTCGCGGTGAGTTCTTGAACTTGGAACCAACAACGTACGTCGAATATTGACCTTGCTCCGACTTCTTGATAACGAAGTCATAGCCGTCTTCGAAGTCATAGGGAACTGACTCAAGCTCGTCGCTCGCGAAAGCTTCCTTAATGATGTTGTACAGTTGATAGCCAAGTGCAACATAGCGTACCTTACCTTCGTGATTTTCACCGGAGTCCTTATTAGGCTCGAGTGGATCTTCCAAGACAAGAGCTTGTGCGATATACTGCTTCTTTCTCCAGTATTTCTTCCCGTTTACGTCGTCCTTATGCTTGTAGTAATCTTGCGACACTTTGCAAATTGGACAATCGTCTCCATACATGGTAAGACATGGTACGTTCTTTTTCTGACCGTTGATTGTTAGGTTATGAAACACCTTTTCAACGAGAAAGCCGCGTACGTTATCTTGGTCTCTGTCTGGCAGGAAACGAATAACGGACTTCTGACCGTTGTTCATTAGCCAAAATGGATAGTAGTTATTTGGTAGGGAATCGCGTTGTTCACGATCTGGGGTTTTGAATGCTGCTTTGAGTGATTCAAGAGTGTTCTTAGACATTGTTCTTCTCCTTCTAATCTTCTAGTTGTTTTGTCTTTCTCTTCTGTGAACTTCTGTATTCACGTCTAGTAATCATACATTCACTTCTGATAAAAGTCAAGAGGGGTTCACCATGAACCTTTTGGTAGCCACTCTACCAGGGTTTGATTCCATAGGAATCATAACACCAAAAGTATTTATAAGTCAACATTTGAAAGTGACAAAAACGATTCCTTTCCGAGCAGAATCGGTGTGTTAATTTCAAGGGTTATTGGGTTAGA